TGTGAGACGGACTGGACGCGCGGCGTGCCGAAAACAGCGCGAGCCGCCGCGATCCGGACGCTATACCCGCAACTGTCGGCGGATGCCGATCCGGGTCTGGACATGCACGACGCCGTAGGCCTGGCGGAATGGTGGTTGAGGCATCGACTGGTGAGGTGAGTGATGGGCATGGAAAAGGGTTACGTCAAGGTGGTTGCGAAGGTTGGCGTCGGGAGATCGATGTGCGACAAGACATTCACTTGAGAACTCCGCTGGCACGACACAAGGGCAAGCTGCCGTCGGTGGCGGCGGTGCGGGCAGCGGCGTTCGAGTGCGAGACGCAGGACCAGGCGGAGGCCCGGCTGGGTTGCGACGTCGAGACGCTGGCGAAGAAAAAGGTCCTGGCGGCGGCGTGGGAGCGAGGCCGGTTCCTGCGGTTGGTGTCGCAGGCGGCGGCCGAGACCTTCGTAGTGCCCGAGCGGGTGGGGCGCGAGGTGGGCTTGGCACGGGGCGAGGTCGCCGAGATCTACCGCAAGGACCGCGCTGTGCGGGACCTGTGGGACCGTGAGCAGGCGAAACTCTTTCGCAGCCTCAAGGCCCCGCTGGTGGCCCGGGCCAAAGAGGGCGACCCGAAGGCCGTGGCGGCCGTCGAGGCCTTGTTCTGCCGGGACGACCGGGCGCCAGAGGTGGATTTCGAGCGGATGGCGCCGGTGGAGATCGCCAGGGCCGTGGGGATCGACCATAGGACGTTGGGCAGGTGGGCGAAGGAGCACGATCTACCGCGAGCAGCGGATGGCTCGTACTCGTTGCCCCGCCTGGTGGCGTGGCTGCGGGACTGGGAGGTCCGCAAGCTCTCCGCACAGAAGGCCGGCGTCAAGGTTGACGGCGAGAGTGCCCTGGAGCGGCTGCGCCGGTTGCAGGGCGACGAGATCGAGGGACGTGTGTACCAGCGGTCGGAAGTAGTGGCGATGCTGCGGACACGGGCGGCGTGGCTGGTGCAGTTGCTCAGCCCCGCACGGGCCGAGCAGTGGGCGCACGAGCACGCGGGCCTGACGGCCGAGCAGCTCAAGGGCCTCTATGTTGCGGCGTTTGAGACGCTGCTACGCCGTTGGTGCGACTGGCCGGCTGAACTGCCTGTGCCGGAGGCTGCGAAACAGAAGTTCGAAGAGGGGTTGCAACTGCTCGCAAATGGAGAGGTGGAAGAATGACAAGCGACGAGCGACGAGTGACGTTGTCGGGTCCTCTGCCCGAGGAGCTCGACATCATTCGCCCTCGCGAGGTTCCCTCGATCGCCGAGTGGCCGGAGGGCGAGCTGATCCTGCCGGGCATAGAAAGCGATGTGTCAGGCCCATTCTCCTACGAACTGGCGCCGTGGGAACGCGGCATCGTGACGGCGTTGACCGATGCCTACGTGCGGGAGGTGACGGTGGCGGCGCCGTTGCAGATGGGCAAGACGATGCTCGGCATGCTGTGGATGTGCCACGTGATCCGGTACGAGCCGGCCAACATGATCATCGTGATGACCGATGAGGTCACGGTCAAGAGGCGGATGAAGAGGCTGCGAGCGACATTTCGGGCCAATCCCTTCCTGCTGGAGGCATTGGGAGGCATCGACAAGTTCAACATCGGCGAACCGACGGAGTTGGGCGACATGCTGCTGTACCTGGCCTGGAGCAATAGTGATGCGACGATGGCCAGCGACCCGATTCCCTACGTGATCGCCGATGAGGTGGCGTTGTGGAGCCCGTTCGCGGGGCGAAGCGGCATTCATGCGCTGAATCACCTTCGAGGCCGGACGCTGGCGTTTCCGAACAAGGGAAAGATCCTGGCGATCAGCTCCCCGCGAAACGCCGGCGACGACTTCGACCACCAGTATGAGGCCGGTGACCGGTGCGAGTATTGGGTGCCCTGCGACAATTGCCGATTCTGGCACGTGATGCGGTGGTGGGACCGCGAGACGCCGGAGGCCTATGCGGTGTTGGACCGCGACGAGCACGGCGACTGGCTGCCGTTGGAGGCGTACGAGAGCGGCCAGCACGTGCGATACTGCTGCCCCTCGTGCGGGAAGGTCTGGAGCGACTACGCGCGGGCGGCGGCGTTGCAGGACGGACGTTGGCTGCCGGCTGGCGTGACGATGGGGGCGGGCGGCTCGATCGAGGGCGAGCGGCCCCCGACGCCGTACCGCAGCTTCCACGTCGACGGCCTGATGGGCCATCCGAGACTGCGCAGCCTGCGGAGCATGGCGGTGGCCTTCGTGCGGGCGCAACTGGCCCTCAAGGGCGGCCGAATCGAGCCCTTGCGGCACTTCACCAACAACCATCGTGGTTTGCCCTGGAAGGAAACCAGGGCCGAGACGGACGAAGATCGTGCGCGCGCCCACATCGGGACGTACGCAACAGGAGCTGTGCCGTGGGGTGTGCAGGCGGTGACGATCAGCATGGACGTCCACGACAACTGGTTCCGTGCAGCGGTTTTCGGTTGGGGATATCTCTATGAGGGTTGGTTGCTCGATGTGCTGAGGATCGAAACGGGCGACACCAAAGAGGTAGAGTCGTTTGAGCCGTTGCGGGAGCTGCTGGTCAAGCCCTGGCAGATGGAAGACAAGATGTGGCTGGTCCCCTCGGCGGCGGTGATCGACATCGGGTATCGGCCGGAAGCCGTCAAGGCGTTCTGCCTCGACAATCGCCATCTGATCCACCAGCAGAATCTGTTGCCGGTTCGCGGTTCGCCTCGCCAGATGTCGCGACTGTACAGCAAGTTTGCCGCCGATCCGAACCTGACCGTGTATGAGCTGAACCCGTTGGAATTCAAGGACCAGGCGTGGCGGCTGCTGTTTGAGTCGACACGACCGGGTCCGGGTTACCTACACCTGCCGAACGACATTCAGGATGACGTGATCGCCGAATTGTGCGCCGAGCACAAGACGATCGTCCACGGTCGGCCTGCGTGGGTTCCTAAGAAGGAAGGCCGGGACAATCATACGTGGGATTGCCTCTACTACGGGCTGTTCGCTGCTCAGTATATCGGCGTTGGACGGCTATCGCCGCTGCCGGAAAAGCCGATCATCAATGGCGAGCCCAGCCGGCCGCAGGCCGCATCTCCAAGACGCATTCGAACGCACTACTGAAAGGAGTCTGACCATGGATACACCGAGCAAGCCGCGAATTGCATCGCCACTGCCCGATCCAGCATCACAGGACGCGACAGGGAAGAAGCGGTTGCAGAAACGTAAGAAAAGCGAGTCAAGCGGTCCCCCGACGTGCGATTTTCCCATACAGGGCCGGCAGTGTCCGCGATGTGGCAGTTGGGACACGCAAGCGAGAAGCACGCAAGGCAACGTGCAGTATCGCATCTGTCGGCGGGCGGTATGCCGACACAGCTATGCGGTGGTAGGGATGATGGTCGATCATGGAAAATAGTTTACAAGTTTGTAAAGATTCGTCTCGCGACCACAATCAATGTGATTGCGAAACCTCGGAATAACGCCATATTGGGGGTATGGCACTAACGAGCAGTTCCACACTGAGCGACGCGATCGACCAGTACATCGACAATCTGTCGTGGGAGGGCGATGTATCCAAGGCCCGCGCGGCTCTGGAAGCCATACGGTATCTGCAAGTGCGACGTCCCAATCGCAACGCCTCCCCGGACGGACGCAGCGTGGACTACGAATCCCTGACGGAGCAGCGCAGGCAGATTGAACAGTACCTGGATGTGTTCGACACGACGAACCGGCCTCGTATCTCCTTCGTGCAGGGGAGGGCGAGCGTATGACGGCCATCCGCACACCGAAAGCGTCCGGTGGGGATCGTCTCGACATCGTCTCGCAGCGTGGCATCTACACGTCGTTGGGCTACCGTTCCGTCAGCGTCGCCGACCGTGAGGGACGCACCTATCCGAGCGGCAGTGCGGACTCCTTCTTGGAAATCGACCGGCTGTCGCTGATTCGACAGAGTCGGTCGTTCGATCGCAATAATGGCATTTATACTGGCATCATCAATACCGCGACCCGCTACATCGTGGGGCGTGGGTTCGGCCTGCGCGTCCTCGGTGAGGACACGGAGCGAAACGAAGCGGTGGAGGCGGCATGGCGCCGCTGGTATCGCACGGCGGATATTCGGGGGATGGTCAGTCGGCAGCGATTGGCCGCCATGGTGCTGCGGGAGACTCTGATCTGCGGCGACGTAGGTCAGATCAAGCGGGACAACGGCCGCATCCAGGTGGTGGAAGCCGAACAGATCACCAACGGTCGACACCAATCGACCGGAATCGACTTGGACACCGACGGTCGGCCGACAGCATTTCAAGTGTGCTCCTACAACGCGAGGGGTCAGATTTCTCCGACGAATGCCAAGAAAATCCTTGCGGAGAACTTTCTCTTTCTGACCACACCGGGCCGCCCGAGCCAGACGCGGGGCGTACCGGTATTGCAGGCGTCCTTCCCGACGATCCACCGCATCAACGATGTCTGTGACAGTGAGGCCCTGGCTCGACAGATCCTCTCGCGACTGGTGATGACGATCACACGAGAACAGGCGGATCGTATTGCCCATGCCGAGAGCATCGCCGATCCGAACAAACCGAACGCGGCGTCCGAAGGGGATGTGGCGAGTCGGCTGATGGAGTTGGACTATGCTGTGATCTTCCACGCCCGCCCCGGCGAGAAAGTCGAGGGTATCGAGCGGAACATCCCGGGGGAGGATTTTGAAAAGATCGTTCGCACGTTCCTTCGCCTGATGGGACTACCGTTGGGATTGCCCCTGGAGCTGATCCTGTTGGACTGGTCCCAGGCGAACTACAGTCAGAGCCGTGCCGTCCTGGAACAAGCGTATCAGACGTTTCTCGATTGGCAGGATGCGCTGGAGGATTATCACTATCAGCCGCTGTTGGAGTGGCAGTGGCCGGCCTTGTTGAAGGCGGCAGGCTACCAGCGAGACGACGAGATCCCGCCCGTCGAGTGGATACGGCCCAGCTTTCCGTGGATCGACCAGCTCAAGGAGGCGCAGGCCAACGGGATCAAGATCGACCGATGCTTGACGACGCACGCCCACGTGCTCAAGGAGATCGGCCTGGACCGCGAACAGGTAGTGGAATCGCGACAGCGGGAGATCGTCGACGCCATCCAGCGGGCCAAGACGATCAAAGCAGACACAGGAGTCGATGTCCCCTGGCAGCACTTTGCCGGGATGCAGAGTCCCAAGGCTGAGACGCCGGCCGGCCTGCGCGACGGCGCCAAGCGAGATGAGAATGTCACCAAGGATCAGGAGGCCGACGATGCCTAATCCATTGTTTTGCGAATTCAGCCGACAGCCGTGGATGATGGAACCCGAGCGGATGCGCCGGTTCATCAATGGATTCGCCGACGTTCAGATCACGGACGTGTTGGCCGCCGTCAAAGTCGAAACGCCTCTGCCCTACCGCGTGGAGGGCGACACAGGGATCATCCCCATCTCCGGCGTGTTGCTCAAGAGCGTTCCGGGGTGGCTGCGCATCCTGGGACTCAACCTCACGGGCTACAACGAGATCACGAGCATGCTTCAGATGGCCCTCGCCGACCCGGCGGCGTCGCGAATCGAGCTGCGCATCACCAGCCCCGGGGGGCAGGTGGCCGGCGGGATGGAAGCAGCGGAGGCGATCCGGTCGGCAGACGCCGTCAAGCCCGTTCACGCCGTGATCGAAGATCTGGGCGCCAGCGGCGCTTATTGGCTGGCCGCCAGTGCCCGGCGCATCCAGGCCAATGCCAACGCCGAGGTCGGATCGATCGGAGTCTATACGTATTACACTGACTGGACCGGATTTGACGCCAAATTCGGGCTCAAAACCATCGTCATTCGCAGCGGTCCGCACAAGGGGATGGGACTTGATACGATTACGGACGCGCAGATCGCCGCCGTCCAGGAGGTCATTGACGGGATGGCCGGACATTTCATCGATCACGTGTCACGCGGACGTCGCGTGTCGAAAGAAACCGCCGCCGGCTGGGCTACAGGCCGTGTATGGCTCGCCCCGGCGGCCCTGGAGATGGGCCTGATCGACGCCGTCACGGCGCCGCAAACCGATCACACATATCAGAACAAGGAGATTGCCATGGAGCAGAAGACAGAAGACAAGGGCGCCGTCGACGCCGGGCAGAATGACCGAGCATCCGAACACGATGTGCTGGCCGCCGAGCGGCAGCGGGTGGCCGAGATCAAGAGTGCCTTTTGCAAGGACAGCGTATTTGCCCTGGAGGCGATCGAGGCGGGTTGGAGTCTGATGGAGGCCAAAGCCATTCGTCACGATCGCCTGGCGGAAGCGGCCGCCTCTCGTCCGACCGGAGACCGCGGCGTGCCCTATAACGACAGTGGAAGCGACGCTGGCGCAGATTTCATGGTGGCCGTCAAGCAACTGGCAAAGGAACAGAAGATCAGCAAGACCGAGGCCATGCGGCAGGTCCAGCAGGATGATCCGGACAGCTATGCGCGATTCCTGGCGTCTGAGTCACAGCGCCGTATCCGCAATCACAGCAAGGGCAGCGCCGGCGGCCGCGTCACCGTATAGGAAATGGGCTGATCGACCATTCCGGCGAACAGACCGAATGATCCTGAAAGGAGAACGATATGAGCAAGCAACAGAGCAGCCCGATCACGATGACGACGGCCGAGGCCATTGAACCCTTTCGCCGCGTGAAGATCTCGGGCAGCACCGTCGTCTACGCCGACGCCGGTGAGGTGGGAATCGGCGTCAGCCAGGCCTATGCGGCCAATGGCTCCGCCGTGCAAATCCGTACGCACTGCGCCGGAGGAACGTTCAAGGTGACGGCCGCCGGCCCCTTCTCGGCGGGGGCGACATTGTACGGTGCCGCCGATGGAAAAGTGGACGATACGGTCGTGGGCTCGCCGATCTACTACGCGATGGAGGCCGCCACGGCGGATGGCGACATCGTCGAGGCGGCGGAATGCAAAGGAGAGACCGACAGTTCCGCCCTGGCCAACAGCGGCGTATCGGAGCGGTCTCGTGCGGCGACGGCCATGCCCACCGACACGATCTGGGCGAACTTCAATCTGACCGGCATGCGGAGCCATCCGTTCAGCGGCTCGCTGCTGGAGGCGGATTTCACGCACGGTGAGCAGGCTCCGGAGACGCGGTTCGTCGACACCTCCAGCGTGATCAACGTCCTGCCGGGCGCCTCCGGTGAAGGTGGCTTGACCATTTTTGCCACGGCGGACAACGAAGCGGCCGAAGTGATGTGGGGCGGATGCCCCATCACGGTCAGCGGAGGGGCGGCATGGGCGCTGGAGGCGCGTGTCAAGGCCAGCCAGATTGCCAATACCAAGGGCGGCTGGTTCCTCGGCCTGATGGTGATGTCGGCCGCACCGACGGGCGATCTGATCGTGGATGCCGGTACACTCCAGACCGAGGGAGCCATTGGCTTCCAGAACAAGGAGGGCGATGGGGACATCATCGATCTGGTCTACGACACGACGGGTCAGAGCCAGAACGAACACGATGACGATTACCATACCCTCGTCGCCGACACGTACGTCGTGCTCGGTCTGCACTATAACGGGACCACGATTCAGGGATACATCAACGGCGTGGCGACGGGGACGGCGATCAGCGCCGCCGACATCGCGGCCGCCGATTTCCCGGCGGGTCTGGTGATGGTGCCGGTGTTCTGTCTGAAGAACGCCGACGCCGACGACGTCACCGTGACGTTGGATTGGATTCGGGTCGCACAATTGGCGGCCTGATTCGCGTAGCGAAAAGTCAATAGCGGGTTCGCTGATCCGGCCGGCCAGCCAGTGACGCGACGCAAGGCAAACGAAACGGCCGTATAGGGGCCTATACCCCCTGTGCGGCCGTTTTCGTTTGCGCCTGTGAAACCCGAGGCCGGATGGCCTCACGAAAAAGCAAAGGAGCACATTATGATTCAGCAAGGGACACGATCCACGCCCCGTCTGGACCTCGGGATCGCATTTCACGAATTCAGCCCCGAGGGCATGACGTTCGCCGCCGAGCTGGCGTTGCCGACTATGGATGTCCGCAAACAAGCGGGGACCATCAGCGTCATCACGCGGGAGAATGCACGGACCGCCACGAACAAGCATGCCAACGGCGCCGCCTTCGGCCGCGTGCATCTGGGCAGCGAGGACAAGAGCTACGCGGCCGAAGACTATGGGCTGGAAGGCCAGGTCACTGACGGCGATCGCGAGAACTTCGCCAGTGACTTCGATGCGGACACCGAGATCGTCGGCGCCGTGAAAACGCAGATGCTGATCGCCAAGGAAGTTCGCGCCGCCGCCGTGTTGTTCAACACGAGCACCTGGACCGGTTCGGCACTCTACACCGACGTCAGCTCGGCGCCGTGGGACGCCGCCGGCAGCGATGTCATCGGACACGTGGCCGCCGCCAGGGAAAAGGTTCGCCAGAACACCGGCCTGCCGGCCAATGTCATGCTGATCGGCCCGGTGACATTCAAGAATCTCAAGAGCAACACGGCCATCAACGGCAAGTTCGTCGGGGTTCCGGTTCTGACGGCGGATGTGTGGCGTCAGTTCCTGGCGAGGATTCTGGACCTCGACGAGATCGTTGTGGCCGACGGTGTCTACAACAGCGCCGCCGAGGGGCAGACGGCCTCGATGGCGGATATCTGGAGCGACGATTACGCCCTGATCTTCCGCCGTCAGATGGGATCGCTGGCCAATCCGGGTCTGGGCCGCACGCTGCGATGGATTGGCGAGTCCGGTATGCTCGTCAACGGTCTGGAAACGGTCGTGCAGTATCGCGAGGAGCAGACGGAAAGTGACATCTTCCGCGTCCGCGAGTACGTCGACGAGCTGATCTGCGATGCGTATTTCGGACATCTGCTCAAGGTCGATGCCTGATCTCGGCTATGAATGATGAGGGATAAATTCCTGCGGCCGCCGTCGATCGGCGGCGGCCGCCTTTTCCGATCAGGGAGGCGGCGATGGCGTTGACCGAGGGCGACAAGGCGCAGTGTATGGAGATCGCCCGGGCGATCATCAAGGAAGTGCTGGTCGAGCACGTGGAGATGTGCCCGCACGGGCGGCTCCTGAAAAACTGGAAATGGCTGGCGTTGGGGATACTGCTCGGCGTCTCCATCGTCGCCGGCAGCAGCAGCGCCGTGACGGCGTTGGTCT